AGTTAATAAATGGTAGATTTAAAAGTAAGATAGTCGGAGTTGGTGCTGGAAGAGTCGGCATGGCTCTTAAAGGATTTATTATGAGATTAGGGCATATGGGGTATGACGCATGGTTTATAGGCGATACAACCGTACCATCTATTGGTAAAGAAGATATATTAATAGTAGCTTCTGGAAGTGGTTCTACAAAGACCATAGTTGAACTCGTGCAAATTGCGTATAAGAATGAATGTATGATATTATGTGTTACTGGCAATCCAGATTCACCAATTGGTAAATTATCAGATTTTATCATTGAAATGAAAGCTCCTTCTGCAACTAAAGATGTGAATGGAACATTATCTATTCAGCCAATGACAACTTGTAATGAACAATCATTAGGAATCTTATTTGATGCAATAGTATTGGATCTTATGAAACTGTTGCAAGAAACACATGAAACAATGTGGAATAATCATTCAAATCTTGAATAATAAATTTGGACAGGAATCTCAAATTTCGTATCTTCGCTAAATAATTAAATTATGAAATCTCCACTAATTGCTCCTTCTATAATTTGTATGGATCCCTTAGATATAAGGAAAGATCTGAAAGAACTTGTTGATTCTAATGTAGATTTCCTTCATTTTGATGTAATGGATGGATTGTTTGTTCCAAGATATGGCTTATATCCAGAAATCTTAAAAGAAATAAAAACAGAAGTTGCTCAAACTGGTAAGTACATTCCAGTAGATGCGCACATGATGGTTGCAAATCCTGAAGATTATATAGATACATTTGCAACAGCAGGAGCAGACTATTATAATGTACATTATGAAGCATGTCCAAACTTACACAGAACTATAAAGAAAATAAAAGATAGTGGAATGAAAGCAGGAGTTGCTTTAAACTATCACACTTCTCCAGAAGTTCTCCATTATTTACTTCCTGATATTGATATGATTGTTCTAATGGCAATCAATCCAGGTATCGTTGGGCATAAAATCATTCCAGGAATATATCAAAAGATTCTTGATACAAGGATAATGTTTAGAGATGCTGGATTCAAAGACATACTTATTCAGATAGATGGTGGCGTAACATTTGAGAGTGCTAATAAGATGATGAATAATGGTGCAGATATTTTAGTATGCGGAACAGGAACTATCTTTCGTAAACATGAGGATACAATAACAAATCAAATTACAAAATTTAGAAAACTATTTTAATGGCAACAGTACTTATAACAACATCAGGAATTGGTTCACGATTAGGAGATTTCACGAAACACACTAATAAAGCATTAGTAAGAGTTGGAGACAAACCAGCCATATCTCATATTGTTGAGAGTTATTGTAAAGATACAGATTTTGTAATAACTCTTGGACACTTTGGTGCACATATAAAAGAGTTCTTGGAGATAGCTTATCCGAATAGAAAGTTTGAATGGGTTTATGTGAATAAGTTTGAAGGAGAAGGAAGCAGTCTATTGTATAGTATGTTGCAAGCAGAAAGTCTTTTGCAGAAGCCATTTATATTTCATACTTCTGATACCATTGTTGAGAATGATTATTTTACTAGGCTGGAAGAGGGAAGTTTCAAGATAATGAATCATAATTTCATACTTGGTGCAAAAACAAAAGACCATTCTCAGTATGCTTCCTTTGATGCATTTAATAATAATGTTATTAAAATGCATAAGAAAGGTGAATCCAATACAGATTACACTCATATAGGTGTTGTTGGCATAAAAGATTATGAAATCTTTTGGAGAAATGCACAGAACACACATACATTAAACACTAAAAATACACAACTGTCTGATGTTGATGTTCTGACCAGAATGATTAATAATGGAGTTGTTTTCAAATCATTAGAAGCAACAGGATGGCATGATGTTGGAAATATAGATAAACTGAATGAAACAAGAAAACATCTTTCCAGTTCCACAATGCATGTTCTTGATAAATTAGGTGAATCAATATTCAATGTTGAAGGTTATGTTGTTAAGTTTTTTGCGGATCGTAATATTTGCAAGAATAGAGTAGAAAGAGTTAAATATTTGAATGGAACAGTTCCAGAGATAACAGCTTCTTCAACTTACTTTTATAAATATCCTTATGTACAAGGAGAGTTGTTTGCAAATGTTGTTAATAGACAAGACTTTAAAGATTTCTTAAAGTTTGCTAAGTTCAATTTGTGGATTAATCCTGTTGATATGGATAGACACAAACAAGGAGAAATATTAAGAGAATTCTATTATGATAAGACGTTATCTCGCTTGAATGCGTTTCTCCTTAAAAGAAACATTAAGGATAAGGAAGAAATCATTAATGGTGAGAGAGTTCCTTCTGCAATAAATCTTATTGCAATGATAGATTTTAATATATTCAATGATTCTGATCTTACAAGCTTCCATGGTGATTTTATTTTGGATAATGTTATTAAAACACATGATGGATTTAAGTTGATTGACTGGCGCCAAGATTTTGCTGGATATATACAATTCGGTGATAAATATTATGATCTTGCTAAACTCGCTCATAATCTTGTAGTTAATCATGGAATCATAGACAACAACAACTTCTCAGTATCAACTAAGAATGATGAGATATATCTCAATATACACAGATTGCAAACCTTAGTAGAATGTGAAGAGATTCTATTCAACGTTTTTGATCCAAAAGAACAAAAGAAGATAAAGATATTAAGATCAATAATATGGTTGAATATGAGTGCTCTTCATCATCACCCTTTTGATTTGTTTCTTTATTATTTTGGTCGCTATACATTAAATCAAATATTACAAGATGGCGCAACAATATAAGAATTTTATTTTTGATGTAGATGGTGTATTGACAGATGGTAAATTTCACTATTCAGTTGATGGCAAAGTGATGAAGGCATTTGGATCTGATGATGCAGATGCTTTGCAATTAATAAAACATCGCATTAATATTGTGTTTGTTACTGGAGATTGGAGAGGATATGCTATAACATGCAAAAGAATGGAAGACATGGGATTTATAACCAACATTGTTAGTACTCACGAAAGATTAGCTTGGATTAAAGAAAGATACAATCCAGAAGAAACTATTTATGTTGGTGATGGTATATTTGACTCTCTTGTTATGGAAGGAGTTGCAATTGGGATAGCTCCAGCAAATGCATTCCATTTAACAAAAAATGCTGCCAAAGTTAGATTAACTAATAAAGGTGGGGAAGGTGCTGTTGCGGAAGCAGTTTGTTGGTATGTAGAAAGCATACTTGGAATAGAATTTGATGTAGAACAACTTTTAAAAGATAAGAAAGATTATGAAGAAAACAATAAATGATATTAGGATTCACGATATTATAAATGTGACGATAGGTGAAGATTTTTATGTATCTAAAATAGACGGTGATAAAATTATTGGCAATTATATTGGAACTGATAGAGAGGAGGAATTTCCATATAAAGAATTTAACATTTCAAGTAGGATATTCGGAGAACATGCAACAACTGAAGATTTAAACTTTTAGAAAACACATATGAAGAAAGCAACAAACAGGTTTCCTGATCTTACAATTTATATTCCTACATTAGGAAGGGCTGAAATCCAGAATACATTTAAGAATCTGTCTCCAGAATTACAAGCAATCACAATTCTTGTTATACATACAAGTGAAGAAGATAATGAATATTACGAAGATTACAATCATATTGTTTGTCCATTGTTTCCTATTTCTGAAAAGAGGGCTTGGATTATTAATCAATGTAAGACCAAATATCTTATAATGCTTGATGATGATTTACTTTTCTACACAAGGAAAGATGATATTGATTGGAGATTAAGATATAATGATAAGGGAGAAGATATGAACAATATGTTCGAAGACATTCTCTCAGCATTACAAGCAGGATATGCACATGTAGGGATAAGCCCTCGTGCTGGTAATAATAGAGTTATGGAAGTTGCTGTAGAGAATTCCAGGATGTATGCTGTTCTTGGATTCAATGTACAGATAATAAAAGATAATGTTAAATTTTGTAGAATACAATTCCAGGAAGACTTTGATATAACATTACAGCTCCTTAGAAAAGGCTATCCAAATTGTGTTTATTATAAATGGGCTCATGGTCCAATGATTGGATATCAAACTAAAGGTGGTTGTGAAAATGAAAGGACATTAGAACTACAAAATGCTTCTGTAAGGAAGTTAGTTGAATTACATCCAGGATTTGTGACTGTAAGAAAGATGAATAAGAAATACAAAGGAGAAATGGCAACCAGAGATGAGGTCATAGTCTATTGGAAAAAGGCTTTTGCAAGCAGCGATCTTGAGAATGTTAAAAAGAAAAAGGCATCTGCAAGTAAATGATTTTGTTATCTTGAATGCATTTATTATCTTGCACTTATTATTGTGAATTAAACGAAAATTAAAATGCTCAAAACAACAAATGTTGATACTTTAGTAAATCAATTAAGAAAATATAATATTTCTTATAGAAAAGGAATGCCTCTTCTAAGCGATAAGGAATTCGATGCATTAGAAGATCAACTGAGAGAAATCGATCCTTACAATGCATATTTTGAAACAATAGGAATTGATCCATTAAAAATTTCTACACATAAGGCAAAACTTCCAGCACCAATGTTTTCAATGAACAAATTGAAGACAGCTAAAGAAATTCAACTTTGGATAAAAAGACATGGATTAGAAAAGGAATTATTTGTTCTAACACCAAAATATGATGGCTTCTCAATATTAGCTGACGGGAGAATAGAAAAGTTTTATTCCAGAGGTGATGGAGTCGAAGGGAATGATATAAGCAGTTTGTTCAAACTTGTTGGTGAGGAATATAATCACAAAAGTCCAATTATGTATTTTGGTGAAGGTATAATATTGAAAGACATTTTTGAAAACAAATACACTAAAGAGGTTCTCGGAGAAGATGATGGATATGAAAATCCGAGGAATATGGTTGCTTCTTTATTTAATCCTGAAACAAAACATCCAGACAAAGATAAATTAAAAGACGTTCATTTTATAAGATATGGAACAGATAAGGAAGATCTTTCTAAAGACAAACAGTTGCAATTATGCAATAAAGTCAATAGAATAAAAGTTCCTTATCTTGTTGTTGATGCAAGTATCTTAACAGAAGAGATATTGCAAGCATATTTTTTTAATTGGGGTAAAGAATTTGAACTTGATGGCATCATAATAGATGTCAACAATGCAGAAGTAAGAAAGAGACTTGGTCGTGAAACAAATGGCAATCCAAAATATGCCCGTGCATTTAAAGGTAATTTCGAAACTGTTAAGGAAACATGGATAAAATCTATAACTTGGCAGACAAGTAAAGATGGATATCTCACACCAGTTGCTCAGATAGAACCTGTTCGGTTGGATGGTGCGGAAGTTAGTAATGTTACGCTTTATAATGCCAAAACTGTTAGAGACAACAAATTGGGGATTTTGGCGAAGATAAGAATTAAACGTAGTGGTGGTGTAATACCTAAATTCTTGGAATGTATAGAACCTGCTCTTGTTGTTAATATTCCAAAATCAATTGATAAGGTATTAACGGAATGGGATGAGAATGAAGTTGAATTGAGATTGATAAAGAAAACTGATAAATGGAAGATTCAAGAAAATCTTCACTTCTTCAGAACATTTGATATTGAAGAGATTGGTGAACCAACAATTGAAGCATTTTTTAATGCTGGATATAAAACTCCTAAAGATATTCTGATGATGACTGAGAATGATATTGCTGTCATTCCAGGATATGGTCGCAAGAAAGCCATTTTCTTTCTAAAAGAATTTAAAGAGAAGATAAAAAGTGGTGTTGATCTTGAAAGATTAATGCATGCAAGTAATATTGTTAAAGGATTAGGTGAGAAGACTTTGAAATTAATAAACAACCATATTGAAAGATCTCCAGAAGATGAAGAGATTAATGAGCAATATCTGATAGAATTAGAAGGTATCGGTAAAGAAAAGGCTGATATGTATTTAACAACTATTGGACAATTCTGGAATTGGTATGAGGAACAATATCAATCAATAATTAAAATAAATGTTATGAAAACAAAGGAAGAGGTTGTTGCAACTGGTGATAAAATGAAAGGTGAGAAAGTCTGCTTTTCAGGATTCCGTGATAAAGAGATGGAAGATTCGATAGTTAATAATGGTGGTGAGATAGTTTCAGGAGTCAGTAGAAACACAACTATCTTGATTGTTAAAGATATTGAGTCAGGAAGTAGTAAGATACAGAAAGCAGAACAACTTGGAATCAAAATATACACAAGAGAAAAATTTAAGATATGATAAGTAAAAAGTTGATTTATGCAGCAATGGTTTTGCAAATTTTATTATTTCTATGGGGAATTTATGATTTGATGCTTGGTAGAATATTTTTAGGCATTTTTCAAATAGTAATTAATTCAACATTCTTTATTGTTAATATATCTAATCTTAAAAGAATCTCTTAAATGAAAGTAGGAAGTCTTGTGGAATTAATGAAAGATGGATGGATGGATCCAAATGTTAAGAGATATAACATCAAGACTCCTGTTACTGGAATTATATATGTTGTTAGAGATATTGAGCGCTGTAGATTAACATTGAGAATGGGACTTCGTTTGGAAGAAATAGTTAATGAGGAAATTTCCACATTATTAGGATTAATGGAACCGACTTTTAGTGTCGAAAGATTTAGAGAAATTCAACCACCAATGGATTTAAGTGAATTATTGGAAAATAATAATAAAATACAAAGGAATTTGTTCTATAAAAGATGGAAAAGTTTCTTTGGTTTAAAGGTACATTATTAACAACTACAAAATTTAATATTATGTTTAAAGTAAATCTCCAAGAAAGAATGATCGCTGGCAAGAAAAAGTCTGAATTCAAAAAGGAATTAGATGGCGATATTGTAATTAAAGAATTCAATAACATTATTGAGAATAATACAAAAGAAGATTTGTATGTTCTTCAAAGACTTGGAATGGATCATAATATTAGAAGAGCGCAAGAAAAAATTGAAGCTGTAAAAGATAGAACAACACAAGAAATTGAATTAGATAAATTCTTATCGCAATTTGATAAAACTAAAGTCTTTCACATTTCAGAAATAAAAAAATTGTGTGGAAAATATGGATTAAGATTTTTAGATTCAAATATGTATAAAGGAACAATAGATCCTTTATTACCAAGTAAGATTAAGCAATTTGAATCTGAACATAAGAATATAGAATTCCAAGTACGTGGAGGTTTGAAATATAAAATAATGGCTCCAACATCATCTTTTGAATTGCAAGAAAGACCAAAAGATCCTTTAATGTTTGCTGATCTTGGAAGTGGATATTATTATCTTGTTCATAAATGGGGCAATGATCTTTCAATTTTCAGAGCACTATTTGAACCATTTAAAGCTCTTGATGGATTTGCGTTTTTAATTGTAACTCTTATTCCATTTTTAATTACTGTTGCGTGCAATTTAGAAAGACCTGCAGTTGGCGATACAATAATGCGTTTTGATAAAACTTTTAGTATATTTTTAAAATTTGAATTATTACCAGTTCTATTGTTATTACATTCTATGGGGAAATCATGTCTTAGAGATGAATTTGAATCAAAATTTGAAAAATGAAAATAGTCCACATATCTGATACCCATGGATCTAAGCAACATTCCAAATTAATAATTCCAGAATGTGATGTTATTGTTCACACAGGCGATATTGGTGGAAGAACAAATCTATTCGAATTAATGGAATTCCTTGAGTGGTTCTCAAAACTTCCAGCAAAAGTAAAAATATTTATTGCTGGCAATCATGATCTTATACTTGATGCTGATTTTATAAAGAGACAGAAAGATAGCTTAGATAGTATTGCATTTATGTTATTAGAACAATCACATAAAGATGCTATTAATTTGATTAAACAATATAATGTTGTTTATCTTAATGGTTCTAACAAAGATTATGTTTACAATGGAATAAAATTTTGGGGCAACCCTTACTCTCCAAGTTTCCATAGAGCATATTGGGCATTTAATGCTGATAGAGGAGATGAAATAAAAAGACATTGGTCTAAAATGCCAAGTGATGTTAATATTCTTCTAACACATTCTCCAGTGTATGGAGTATTTGATGATGTCAAAGAATGTAAATCTGAAAATGAAATGGATGCTCATGTTGGCTGCAAAGATTTAATGGACATAATTAAGAAAAGATTATTTGCTCTGAAATTACATTGTTGCGGGCACATACATGATAATTATGGAATTGCACAAATTAATATAAGTAATTCAAGAAGATGTTTATTTAGCAACGGATCAGTTTTAAATAATCAATATGAATTATTGATTAAAGAACCAATTATTATAAACATATGAGAACATTTGTAATGGGAGATATTCATGGCCATTATGATAAATTATTAAAATGTTTAAAAGAAGTTAATTTTAATAATAAGATCGATACATTGATACAACTTGGTGATGTTGTTGATCGTGGCAAACAAACTCGTGAATGTGTTTCAAGATTATTGAAGATAAACAATCTAATTGCGATTAAAGGGAATCATGATAAATGTTGGTTAGATTCAATAACTACTGGTCACCAAAATTTATTATTCGATACAGGAGGAAAAGAGACTCGTCAGTCATATTATAATAAAGACATGGGAGATATGTTTGTCCCTAAAGAACATTTAGAATTCTTTAAGAATCAAAAGTTATATCATAAAGATGAGAATGATAATTTATTCATTCATGGTGGATTTAATAGACACGAGTTATTATCAAAGCAAGATAGTAAAATATTTTTGTGGGACAGAGATTTATTCTTATCAGCACTTAGTTTTGAATCAATGAAACAAAATGAATATCCTTTCAAATACAAAGAAAAATTTAATGAGATATTTGTAGGACATACACCAACAACTTATTGGAAAGAAAAAACACCGATACATGCTGCAAATATTTGGAATCTTGATACTGGTTCTGGAAAAGGTGGATTATTGACAATTATGGATTTAGAAACAAAACAATTCTGGCAAGCGTGAAAATATTTTTAGATGATATTCGTGTTCCAAAAGATTGCATAATACATATGCAACAACGCATTGGGCCATTATGTGTTATTTATTATACTGATTGGATAATTGTGAGGAATTATGATGAATTTGTAAAAGTGATAAAAACAAATTTCAAAGAAATAACTTATGTCTCATTCGATCATGATCTTGGTGAAGATGTTGCAAAATTAGCCATAGAAGATGGTATTAGTAAAAGAAAAGCAAGGCAAGCCAAGAAGAATGTTAAGTCTGGATATGATTGTGCAAAATGGTTAAGGCAATTCTATTCAGAAGCTGAATGTAAACTACCAGTTATGTTCGTTCATAGTATGAATCCAGTTGGAACTGATAATATCATAAATGTGTTTAAATAATGGCAACTAAAAAGAAAGGATTGGAAACAGTGTCTGGAGAATGGAAGGTTCATTTGAGAAAGTTTTTCAAACGTAAATTCTGGAAGAAGGAAAGACAACAAACAAAGAAAGTTATAAATCGTGATTTGAAATAATAAATTATGAAAGAATCAACAAGACATCATTTATATTTTGCGATTGGGTTATCAAGCATGTTGTTTATAATGATATCTGCATTCACATCATATAACAATTGGGAATATGTTTGTTTTTGTGTTGGAATTTTAATACCAATATCATTTGTTGGCTTAGTTAGAACAAGCGGTGATATGGGGAATAATTTAGATTAAAAATGATAACAAGAAAACGAGCAAATGATTGTCGCAAGATAATGGAAGAATTTACGGATCTGCTTAATGAAGCAGAATCAAAGTTTAATGGAGATGATGAAGAAGCAACAATTACAGATTATGAATTATCTGCAACGTTAAGAACTAAAAGTCACGATTTAACAAAAGCATTAACTAAATTCAGACAAGTGAGACTAGGACAAATAGACAACCAGCATAGATTAAAGCCTTATTTTAAATTACTTCCAGATGCATCAATGGATGTTAATGAGGAAATGATAAAAGAATTCTTCTGGCATCTTTTTGAAAGACAAGAGATATGGTATAAGCGCAATGTGTTAAAATTATCGCCTCCTTGGACTAAAGACAAGCATTTGGCTAATTTTAAGTTCACAAACACATATAGAGATCTTGACAGAGCTTCTCAATATTTGATTAGGAATGTTCTGTGTGATCCAAAAAATGACAATACGATTGAAGACATACTTTTTAAGATAATTATTTTTAGATTCTACAACCAACCAGATACATTTACGCATCCTAAATATGCAGTGGAATTGCAGAACTGGAAAACATTCGATGTCGAAAAGCAGTGGGAGCAAACAGTTACGTACAGAGAACAAGTTGATAATCCATTTCACACAGCTTATCTAATGAACATGAGTTTTCTTCCAATGTCAAGTGATTGGACAGGTCGTGGATTATTTAAAGATGAAGCATATGTTAAATATGTGTTTCCGAAAGTTCATGAGATCATTCCAGAATTAAAAGATAAGATAAAAACTTGTAAAGATCCACAAGAAGTATTAAAATTTTTACAACAAAAGATTCCAGCAGTAAGTAGCTTTACAAGCTATGAATTTTACTTGGACATATGCGGGACAGGTCGATATTGGCGTCAAAAATTATGGTCTATTGATGAGGATATGTTTGTCAATATAGGTCCAGGTTGTTCTCTTGGCATTCGTTTATTATTTCCATCTTTACAAACTATTAAGGATCAAGAACAGGCAATTGATTGGTTATATGACATTGCTGAAGAACAATTTAAAGAATATGGACAATTCAAATACATAAGATGGGATAAAAATAAGAAAGATTATCGAATTGAATATGAATTATCAAAAGATAATTTCTCAAAACATATTCTTGAATTTGGTCTATGCGAGATGGGGAAAAGATTTAAATTATCTATTGGAGAAGGAAAGCAGAGAAGCAAATTTGTTCCTGATAATAATAATTGGAAATTATAAATAATGGGATTTGCAGATTTAAAAAAACAAAGAACTTTTTTAAGTAAACTTTATAAATTAGAACAGCCTTGTGAATGTTTAATTTGTAATGAAAAATTTAACAAGAATTTAAAATTGTCTGGACATGTTAGATCTGCACATGACATGAAAATTCAAGATTATTATGATAAATATATTTTGGATGGAACAAACATTTGTATTTGTGGAAATAAGAAGAAATTTATAAGCATAGGTGCTGGATATAATTCATTCTGTTCAAAGAAATGTCAATATGAGCAAATCAGTAAGGGAGGAGTAAATTATGTTGATAGAAGTGGAAGACCAAGTCCATTTAAAGGGATCTCATCAGGAAAAGGAAGACCAAGTAAAAAGAAAGGAAGAAGAAATACTTTGACTCCTGAACAGAGTAAAAATTTAAGCGAAGGAATAAAGATTGGTTTAGAAAAAAGTGATAAGAATAAAGAAAGAGTTGAAAAAGGTATTTTTAAAGGTGGTCGTTGTAAATTATATTTCATAGATGGACATATTTTACAAGGAAGATATGAGCTTTATTATTTTTTGACAAATAAGGATAAGATATTATCTGTTCCAAACAAACGAATAAAGACGCCATTTGGATTCTACACTCCAGATTTTGAATTAAAAAATTATTTTATTGAAATAAAATCAACTTATACAATAACAACAAAAATGTTTAAGAAACAAGTCAAGAAAATTAATTGGACATCTGAGAATATTAAAAAAGTTAAAATATTAGTTTTAGACGGCAAACTTGTTGATAGTTATTTAGGAAGCAACAAGAATCTCGTTAAATATTTATATGATAAGGAAAAACATAAGGCTCTGTATGACCTTATTAATCCAATTTGATTATAAATAATTATTATCTTCTCACTGCTAAACACAGTTATCTGTAATATGAGCAAACACAAAGACTTCGTAACAAGACCAACTAAAACTTGGTTAAAATCTGCTGAGAAGAATGAGAAACAATTCAAACTTATTCTTGATATCATAATAGATCATCATATTGATTCTAACAAATCTGACTGTACAATTCAGGATCTATACACAAAATATTATAACAAAGATCATTCCTGCCTCACAACTATCAGAGAATTCCGTAATCTAATTGGAAATGTCTATTTAATTGATTATTGGACGAAAGTTGGACATTTATTTGCTTGGGGAGAAAAGGCTTTGTTTGCTTATGATAATAAGAAAGAGATGGTTGAATGCATTCATATTTTAGAATCCTGCAATAGTTAAAATAAACATATGTTCACAAGAGGCGTAACAAAAACAGAAATCAATAATCTGTTTAAAAATAAAGATGTCAATGCATTGAAAATGTGCGATATCTTTGAACAAATAAAACCTTATCTAAGCAATAAAGCCATAGATATTTGTTATAGAATAAATGATACTTGTGATGAAGATTTATGCGATAATGAAAATGGATTACAATGTCAATTCTTAGTGACAAGTTTTACTTCAATAGATACAGATCCTATATTCTGGAGTGTCATCCCAGATTCAGTAATAAGAGAATTTGCAAACATGATAAATAATGCTGGCGTCAAAGGATTAATAGAACATTCATGTTTACATACGCCATTTGTTATGGAATTAGCAAATATGAATGATGGAACAAAAAGAGCAATGCTGTCTTTCTATGTTTTTTCAAGATACAACACAGCATTTCTTAAGAAGCAATCATTGACTTCTTATTGATAATATATAATCTCACTACTATCCAGTCCTTTCAGTTATCATAGGTGTACAATCTCACCAACATCCATTAGATGACTGAAACCCAAAGAATTAAAGATTTCATTCTAAAGAATCCAAATCTTTCAAATCCTGAGATTGCCAAACAATTAAACAGCACTAAAGATTTTGTTTGTAAATGTCGAATGAAATTAAGAAAGGAAGGTAAGATTCCACCATTTGATAAATTAAGTAAGAGAAGAGAAAACCAACATCCTGCATTAACAAAGGAATGTGAAACAGTTGGAATCCCATTGGAAGATGTTAGGCATTACTGGCACAAAGGTCAACACTTCAGTATATTCGTAAAAGGAGAAGAAGTTAATCTATGGGATCTAAAAGATAAAATGATTGAGGAGATGAAAACCTATTCTCCGAAATATCCTGTTATAAAATATCCAAAAAATAAAGATCCTCATTTACTTGTTATTGATCCAGCAGATATTCATATTGGTAAATTATGTAAAGCATTTGAAACTGGTGATGAATATAATCATAAGATAGCAATTGATCGTGTTAAATCTGGCGTTATTGGGATATTAAATAAAGCGCAGGGTTTTCCTATTGATAAAATATTATTGGTAATTGGAAATGATATTCTCCATGTAGATAATCCAAAGAATACGACAACTGCTGGAACACATCAAGATACTGAATTAATGTGGTATGATGCATTTAATGTTGCAAAAACATTGCTTGTTGAATGTATAGAAATACTACTTACAGTTGCCCCTGTACATATTCAATATGATCCAAGCAATCATGATTACATTTCAGGATTTATGCTTGCGCAAACAATAGAGGCATGGTTTAAGAATTGCAATAATTGTACTTTTAATGTTTCCATTGCCCATAGAAAATATTTTACTTATGGTAAGAATCTAATAGGTACAACACATGGTGATGGTGCAAAAGAATCAGATCTTCCGCAATTAATGGCACATGAAGCTAAAGAACATTGGGCAACTTGTGTTCATAGGTATTATTACACACATCACATTCATCATAAAAGAAGTAAGGATTATATGAGTGTATGTGTGGAAGTATTGAGGAGTCCTTCAGGAACTGATGGATGGCATAATAGAAATGGTTATGACCATGCCCCGAAAGCTGTAGAAGGCTTTATTCATCATCCTGTTCATGGGCAGGTTGCAAGAATTACACACTTATTTTAATTTGTTATGAAAACAATAAGAGTTGTTGAGATCATTACAGTCTTTTGTGAAGAAGATTTGCCATTGTGGACAACATATGAAGAAGGGAATGTTTATTATTCTGAGAAGCATAGTAGAATTGGATTTAAGTGTTTGTGTGGATGTGGTGCATTAACTATAATACCAGTAAATCAAAGCCCACAAGGATGGCAACTGGAAATTGATGAACAGAAAAGATTAACTCTTATTGGATCTGTATTACAAAGTTGCTGTAAGGCACATTACATTATTACAAAGAACAAGGCAAATTTTGTTTGATTATAAAATAAATTTTGTGGTTCCGAAAACAATTATTAGTTTTACGTCCTAATAAAAAATAAACAAAGCAAGTGTTACAAATTATAAATATAGAGATAAATATGGCTGCGGGACGCAACATTGGCAGAAATGTCGATAAACGCACCGAGGGCAACTCTTTATATTATATTTGGGAAGAAAAAGAATAACAGATATAAAATTAAAAATAAAGAACCCTCGGTGCTGAAAAGTTGCCGAGGGTTTTTGTTTTAATGCAAATGCAATCGTAACTCAGTCTGGTCAGAGTGCTATACTTTTAATATAGAAGTCAGTGGGTTCAAATCCCCTCGGTTGCACGAAAATAAAATATAGATCTTTAACTCAGTTGGAAGAGTGCCTATTTTACATGTAGGATGCCACAAGTTCGAATCTTGTAAGATCTACTGAATAGAAAAAAAAATAAGTAGGATTAGCATAATTGGAAGTGCTTTAGAATACGAATCTAAGTTGTGTGAAAGTTCGAGTCTTTCATCCTACTCATAAGCAGATATAGCACAATGGAAGTGCAGGGGACTTCTAATCCTCGTATAATGGTTCGACCCCATTTATCTGTTCAAAATTAGTTCTTTTATATAATGGCAAAGTAGCTCCAATGTAGAGCGGAAAATCAGTTATGATATTTATATGATTACATATAGGGATTTAACAAATGAACAAATAGAATTAATAATTGCATTAAGTAATGAGCAGAAATTAAAGAAAAAAGTTATTAGTTTGCAATTAAATGTGTCATACAGTGCAATTAAACATGTTCTTAGTGGAAATGTCTTTGTTAAGAAAGAAACAAAGACATATGTGTGCAACAAATGCAACAAAGAATTTGATAATCCACATAAATTTAGAGGACATTGTAGTTTTCATCTAAGAGAAAATAGAACAAATAAAAAGGTTTTAAAAAAAGAAAAGCAAAAATTAGAAGGAGGATATAGATGTAGATTTTGTAATTTGTTATATAAGAATCCATTTTCTTTGGGATCGCATGTTCCTCATTGTGTTAAAAATCCAAATTGTGAAATCAACAAGGAAATATTTAAGAAAAGTAGTTTGAAATCACAATTAACATTAAAGAACAAAAGTTATGAAGATAAGATTAAATCTAGTGATAAGTTATCAAACACTATAAGAAATAAAGTTTTAGAAGGGACTTGGCACACCAGCCTAAAGAAAACAAAAATATATGAATATAACGGAATAAAATTCCATGGAACATGGGAATTAAAATATGCAAAATGGTTAGATGAAAATAATATAAAATGGAGGAGACCAATAGAAAATTTTCCATATCCTTGGAAAAATAAAACAAATCGGTACACTCCAGATTTTTATCTTATAAAAGAAAAATGTTACATTGAAATAAAAGGATATGAAACAGATAAAGATCTAATGAAACAAAGACATTTTCCAAAGAATTTAGTTTTAAAAGTTTTAAAAGGAAAGGATCTTATTGAAATAGGAATTGAATTGCATAAAAAATTCACGTAGAGATGGGTTGGCTTCATCACCTGACTGTTAATCAGCGAGTTCCTTGGTTCGAATCCAAGTGCGTGAGCAAAATAAATAAAAATTGCGGGCGGGAGGTAAGGTATCTCTCTAGTCTCATAAGCTAGTCCAATCCAGTTCGATTCTGGAGCGTCGCAACTTGTATAATGTAGCATAGGTGTAAATGGTTGCATGTCAGTCTTCCAAACTGAAGGAATATAGTGAGTTCGATCCTCACATGCTACACAGGTCAGTTAACAAGTTCTGCGTGGAGTTAAAAACTTGAAATGCCCATGTCGTCTAATGATTAGGACGGCTCACTTTCCATGAGCAAATTTCGGTTTGAATCCGTGCTTGGGTACCAAAGTAAAGTTGTTATTTGCATATAGCAAGAAAAGCAATAACATGTCTTTACTTAAATGGCTCGTTGGTCCAGTCAGCAGTGGACGTTCCCTTGTCACGGGAAAGATCGCAAGTTGAAATCTTGTACGAGCCGCAGATTAAAATGACACTTAGCTCATTATTGGAAGAGCAGCAAACTCATAATTTGAAGGTGATGGGATCATAGCCCGTAGTGTCAACATATAGGAAGTTAGTAGAAAGGTAAGCACGCTGCACTGATACTGCAGAAATAGGATCTCGGAATTCCTACTTCCTACAAAATAAATGGGCTGTCATGTTCCAAGGCTGGCGAAGGATCCTTGCAAGATCTTTGTGAAAGGTTCGTTTCCTTTACGGTCCACATATAAATTAAAAACATAATATGATATTACAATTGAAAAATGAACTTGATGAGATTTGTAATGATCTTGGATTGCAAGACATCCACTTTACAGTCTCTCCAAAAGCAAAGAATGCAAGTATTATTGATTTAACGAAACATGCAATTTGTATGTTGAAGATTTACAAAAGACATTTAGAAGGTGATAAAACTGCACCTATCAGAGAGATCTTTATATAAAACACTTATTATGGAAAGGAACACTTTCAAAACATTAAGCAATCATAAAACAATCAACCTAATTGATTACATTGCAAACTATGTCATAGATTATCCAGAAACTGAAATCTTAATTGGTTGTGATTCTCAAAATCATAAAAGAAATACTTTATTTGCAATTGTAATTGGTTTATACAGACCAGGAAAAGGAGCGCATGTATTGTATTCAAGATTCGAACAAAAGCGTGAGAAAGATAGCGTAACTCGTTTATTAAATGAAGTATGGTTCTCTGTTGAAGTTGCTGAGAAGATATTAAATGAACTTGGAATAAGAGCATCTAATATTGACATTGATATTAATCCAGATCCAAAATATAAATCAAATGTGGCTTTAAGCTCTGCTGTTGGGATAGTACAGGGGCTTGGCTATACCTGCCGTCATAAAGGTAATTATCCAACCATGACGTATTGCGCAGACAGTTTAGTAAAATAAATTTTGCAAGACGTTTTTTCTTTATTATCTTGCTTTTCCTTATTAATAATTTAAAATGAAAAACAAATGGAAAACGCGCAATTTACTGAATTGAGATTAAACAAGACTCAAGAGGAAAAATTAACTGAATTGACAATAAAATTCTTTAGAAGAAAGAAACGAAAGAATGATGATTACATCTATATCAAAGAAGTTCCCTATTCAGAAGATGTTGAATTAAAAGTTGTTAATTATGATGATGTAATTAAAAGAGAAAGAGGAACAGGAGACATAATTAAAATGGATTCTATTCTTGATATGCCTTGGTATGAATTCTGCATGACAATTCTTCCAATAGCAATTTTTTCCAAAATCAATCCTAAAAAATATGATGAGATCGATAGCACATTCTTTTACGATTACAAACCAGATTATCGCAGCATCATTCTTGATAAATTAATAAATCATGAAGAAGAACACATTGTTGATTATCTTTATGATTTTGTTGTGGATCTTACATCAAGAAAATTATTTGTAAAATAAATTTTGTCATCTAAATAAATAGTCATAGTTTTACGTCATGAAAAATTTACAACATACACAACATTGGTTTACGCCGTTTATAGGTGTAACGAGGTTGTGTAGTTAATTGTCTTAACATATTAATAACATTTGAACCTCGTTTTTAACGAGGTTTTTTGTTTGTATAGATCTTTGAATAAATATCGGGGCGTGTAGGTAACCAGGAAGCCGACTCATTTTGGAAATGAGAATGGACATAAAAGTCTTATGCAAGTTCAAATCTTGTCGTCCCGACACATGCGTCGATAGTGTAACAGCGTAGCACAGAAGCTTCCAAACCTTTTAGTTCGGGTTCAAATCCTGATCGACGTGCATAATAAAATATGGTGCAATAGCTGAGATAGATTAGCGCAAGTCTGAAAAACTTGAGAGAAAAGAGCATTACTTTTTTGTACCGCTTTGAAATGTTGGATATGCTGATATGGTGCAGCACTGGATTTGTATCCCAGAACAGACAGGCTTCGAGTTCCTGATCCAACTCAGTTTATATTGCGCTTTGGTATAACGGCTTATTACGGAGAGTTTTGATCTCTCAAATCACTGTTCAACTCAGTGAAGCGCATCAAACATGGTGACTGTAGTGTAATGGTAGCACGAAAAATTGTGGATTTTTTAGATAAGGTTCGAATCCTGCTGTCACACCTTTCAGCCAATTTTAAAATATTTCTCTAAATATTTTGCAGTTTGCAAATAAAGGATTATCTTGTCTTCGAATTACTCTTATTAATAAACAAAACCCACAGCCGCAGTGGTTATAAAAAGACGGAAACAAAATGAAAACAATCAGAACAAAGGTTTACGAATTCAACGAATTAAGTGAATCTGCAAAACAAAAAGCTATTGAACAATATTATGAAATTAATGTTCAAGATGATTGGTGGCAAAGTACTTATGAAGATGCTGAAAACATCGGATTAAAAATAACGGAATTTGAGATTGATAGAATATCCTATTGCAACGGTGAGCTTATATCCAGCGCTAAAGAAATGGCTGATAAGATTAAAGAAGAACACGGCGAAATCTGCGAGACTTACAAATCAGCAGTTAATTACCTAAAAGAAAGAGAAGAATTGTTGCATAACAGTCCAAAGGATCCAGATGGTGACTATTATGCTGATGAGAATAAAGTTGATTCTGATTTGGAAGAATTAGATGCCAATTTCTTAGAATCTATTTGTGAAGATTATAGGATTATATTGAAAAAAGAATTTGAATATCTTACCAGCAAAGAAGCTATCATTGAAACTATTTGTAATAATGAATTTTATTTCACAATAGAAGGTAAAAGATTTAATCAATAATACTTATTAACAAAAATAAAACGAAAAGCAAAATGACATCTTCTAAAACAAACAAAGAGATACTTTCTATTATAGAAAAACATCTCACTAAAGAAAAAGCAATCAACCTATTTACAGAACTTTCAACTGTAGATGGTAATAAATCTTTCAAGGATTCTATAAAGAATCTATTAAAACTTCTAAAAAGTTAATCATGAAAAAACTAAATAGATGGTTACGATACATAGTTTATCGTAGAGCATATTTTGATGCTGTCTTGATGTATGGATTAGATTCTAAAACAGCAAGATTCTTCAGAAGAATAACTTACAGATACGCAACGAAAGAACAATATGAGACCGCTCTATCTTATGGAAGATATCTTTCTAAGAATGGTGGAAAAGTTTTAAGCTACGTTTAAAATAAATTTTGTCAATAAATAATAAAGCATTAATTTTACGCCATAAATGAAAAAACAAAATCTATATTGTCTCTCTTTGTCGTTATTAAGTAGTTATCTATTTGATAAGGGAAGAGACACTGATTTGGGATAGATTTAAATCATAACAAATTATTAAAGCCTCTTCAGTAATGTTGAGGCTTTCTTGTTTTATATGTCACATTAGCCCAATTGGAAGAGGCAATAGTTTTAGAAACTATCAAGTATCAGTTCGAATCTGATATGTGATACAAAGTTATTATTAATATGGATTTTATTTGTAGATTTTGCAATGAAAATATTACTGTTGTTAAATGGCAACAAAAAGGAGCACATCTTTCAAATTGTAAATTAAACCCAAATAAAATAAATAAAAGTTTATTGTGCAGTGAAAAAAGCCAAGCATATTGTGATAAAAAATATTCACAATTAAAAGATAAATATCATAAAAATCCTAAAAGATGTAAATTTTGTAAAAAAGAAATACATTTTATAAACAGACAAAAGAATTTTTGCAATCATTCATGTTCTGCAAAACTCAATAATACATTAAAAGTTAGGAAAAATAATAGAGAATATCCATATTATTCTGAAAGATGTAAATTCAAATTTTCAATAGAAAAATTTAATTTCTTATTTTCAGATCAAGAATTAAAATTATTAGAATACAAAATATATTCTCCTAAGAATAATAAAAATGGATTTAGTAAAGATCATATGCTATCTGTGAATTATGGTTTTAATAACAACATTCCAGAATATGTATTAAGTCATGTTGCAAATTGTTCTTTAATTTTACAAACACAAAATAGAATAAAAAATGCAAATATTATTTTAACTCTTGATGAATTAATAGAAAGAATTTTATTGTTTGAATGCAAAATAAAAATTAGATATCCAGAATTAGATAGAACTGAAATTATTAGAAAAATATTATCTATTTGCTCTCATGGTGGAAATGGCGATACACGTAGAACTTAAAATTCTATGCCTTTATGGATTGTGAGTTCGAATCTCACTGGGAGTACAAAACAGTAGGTATCTGATTGTTGGTTTATCAGAGCAATTTGCTAAATTGCCCCGTGTAAAAGCGGCAAGAGTTCAATTCTCTTACCTACTGCCAAAATAGCAAGTTGGTTCGAGTGGTCGAAGACTACACTCTGCAAAAGTGTATGGAAGAAATTCCTCATCATCAGTTCAAATCTGATACTTGCTTCAAAATATATGGATAAGCGGCAACGATGGTGGAGTTGCAACAGACTGTAAATCTGTCACATTAGAAACTCAGTGGATTCGAATTCCACCTTATCCTCAAATAACAATGGAAGAGTGCTCGAGAGCCTTAAGAGGATAGTCTTGAAAACTATTGGATGTCAAAGTTCCGTGGGTTGGAATCCCACCTCTTCCTCAACTTATATTGCAGTTATTAAATTTGAAAACATTTAATGATGCAACATTCTATCTTATTCCTTCTTAAACAAAACAATACATACGGAGCAAACCTATCAACAACAAAATCTGGATTGCTGAATTCTGCAAAACTTACTTCCAGTCAATTACGCAACAAACTACAAACAGGAACAGATATTGAAATCTGCGTTGATGCAAATGATATTGATAAATATCTTGTTAAGCATAGACCATCTATTTGTATATTAGAAGCTATCTGGGCAACTCCTGAAAAGTTAAAACAACTAAAATCAATCCACAAGAAAGTAAAATTTATTGTTCTCATACATTCAGAAGTTCTGTTCTTATCAAATGAAGGCAATGCAATGGAATTTATTTATGGATATTCAGAAGCAGGAATAACAGTTGGATTTAATTCTTTAGAAACAACAAAGCAATTCCTTTCTTTAGGAATAAATGCAGAATATCTCCCTAACATTTATGAAGATGTTTTTATTCTTGATATTGATACTCGTAAATATGAATATCTTAACATTGGATGTTTTGGTGCAATTCGTCCAATGAAGAATCAATTATTGCAAGCCATTGCTGCCATAACATACGCAAATAAAAGAGAAATGCAATTGGCATTTCATGTAAATGCATCAAGAACTGAGCAAGGTGGTGAATCTGCACTAAGAAACATAAGAGCTTTATTTAAAAACACAAAGCATGAATTAGTTGAACATGATTGGATGGAAAGAAAAGAATTCCTTGAATTAATATCTACAATGGATTTGGGGATGCAATTGTCAGTATCAGAATCATTCAATATAGTATGTGCTGATTTTGTTAAAATGAATATACCTATTGTTGTATCTTCTTCTATTAAATGGATGCCTGATTCTGAAAAGATTTATGGAACATCTATTGAAGATATATGCTATTCAATTGGTAAATGTTTATCTGTAACCAAGAAGATTGCAAGGAAGAATGTAAAATATCTAAATGAATATAATGCTGCTGCTATTAAAGTGTGGAAGAACTTCTTAGATAAAGCCTAAATAGACTTTTGCAGTTATTAGCATAGAGATAAACTCATATTGTACTAATGTCTAATAAAGGATTACCAATACATGCTCAGCTGGAATCAGTGCAAAGAACTAAAAAGCTTCTTGATGCAAAAGAGAACATCCTTCTCAATAAAGCCATAAAGTCTTCAAATCCTTCAGACATACTTTCTGCTCAAAAGATTATCCAGAACGTTGATGAATTTCATAAGAGTGATAGAAAGAGTTTCATCTTCGACCCTCTTGCACCAAACACATTTATGCATTATAAGGATAAGCCATTTGTCCTTAGTTATGAAATAATAAAGAAGATAAGTTACGTTGTTCCAATTATCCGTGCAATAATAATGACAAGGATAGATCAGGTTGCAGCATTTTGTGAACCACAATCCGATAAATACTCTACAGGCTTTATAATACGTAAGAAACAGCGCTTCTATACTGCTCAGAAAGAAGAACCAACCAAAGCGGAATTAAACAAAGCAGAAGACATTACCAACTTCATATTAGGTTGCGGCAAAGGTGATAACTTTACAGGATATGATTTTGACACATTCATAAGAATGATTGTTAACGATTCATTGACATATGATCAGATGACATTTGAAGTTGTTAATAATCGTCGTGGTTTTCCACATAGTTTTAATGCAGTTGACGCTTCCACTATCAGATTAAGTGAACATTGGGATGATGAAGATCGTGATAGATTTTATCAAGGATATGAAAAGAAAGTTGTTTTAAAGAATGGATATGCTCCTTCATATGTTCAGATCAACCAAGGAATTGTAAGAGCAGAGTTCTATCCTTGGGAGATGTGTTTCGGGATAAGAAATCCTACCACAAATATTTACAACAACGGTTATGGCGTATCGGAGATTGAGTTGATGGTTAATATCATAACATCAATGCTATGGTCTGATGAATACAACAGACGTTTCTTCAGTCAAGGTAGTTCTCCAAAGGGTATGTTGAAGATAAAGAATGGCAACATGTCAAGTGATAAAATGGCTGAATTCAAACAGGCTTGGAGTGGCATGATGTCTGGGGTGCAAAATTCTTGGAAAACGCCGATAATGGATGGTGACGTAGATTGGATAGATCTTCAGAAATCTAATCAAGACATGGAATTTGCTCATTGGCAAGAATACCTTATCAAACTTGCTTGTGCTATATATAGAATAGATCCCGCAGAAATTAACTTCCCTCTTTCAGGAGCATCTGATGCAAAACCAATGTTTGAAGGAAACAATGAGGCTCGTCTTAAACATAGTAAGGATAAAGGACTTTATCCATTACTTAAATTTGTACAAAGAAAGATCAATAAATTTATAGTAAGTCGTTTGGATCCTGATTACGAATTTGTATTCTGTGGAATGGAACAAGTTAGTCTTTCAGATGAATTGGATCAAGATATTAAAATGCTTAGCAACTTCATGACAATTGATGAGGTGCGTATTCGTCGTGGATTAGAAGCATTAGGAAAAGAAAATGGTGGAAACATCATCAACAACTCTATATGGCTGCAGAATAAAAATGCAATGGATCAGCAAGCACAAGGAATGCAACAAGGACAAGGCGGTCAGGATGATGGACAAGGACAAGAAGATGATGAGGATGGGCAACAATTTGGTCAAAGCAGCAATCCTTTTGATAAATATAATCAAGGAGGTGGACAAGAAGATAATGGGCAGGATGAAGATGTGAATAAAGGAGAGGAGACAAATCCGTTTGAAATCGCCTTCGACGCTTTCTTAGCAACGTTGAATTAAACAATGCTTATACTTGAAATTTGAGATTTAGTTCAATTTTCAGTTATTGGCTTTTGAAAATGGCACAATGATCCAAGAGACAAAATTAGCGATGATATCAGGAATCTTTTTAGTTATTGCGGCATTGATCTCTGTGTTCAGAGTTGAGATAAATTTAGCCTTCAAAAAGAAGAAAAGTTTGAAGTCTCTGGAAGAAGCTATGCGCTTCAATAGTGAGATAGATGTTAAGCTACGTGCAATCCTTGCTCAATTTAATGCATCAAGAATTTGGATAATGCAGTTTCACAATGGTGGAAATTTTTATCCAACAGGAAAATCTATCCAGAAATTATCAATGATATATGAAGCAGTGGCAGAAGATGTCAATTCAGTACAAATACAATATCAAAATGTCCCAATAAGTTTATTCTCTTATTCACTTAATAAAATGCTTGATGAAGATGTTTTTGTCATAGAAGATAAAAAATCATTCGTAGAGAATAGGCAATATCTAAAATCTATTTTATTTCTTGATACTGAAAAGGTAATGGCTTGTTTTTCATTGAAAGATTTGAATGGTACGTTTGTTGGTGTTCTTGGCTTATCATTTAATGAGAAAGAT